GGCCCTTGAAAGCTCGTCCATAGACTCTTGTATCGAATCTGCGAACATGATACGCGGCCGAAATTCAATCGGAGTGTCACTTTTGAGGTAAAGTCTATCGACCTGCAACGCTAGATGCAAGATATCCTCAATGCGCGGTTTGAAATGAGCGGCCTTTTTCTGCTGTGTTTTCAAACTTTTCCGTTCTCGTATTCTAAGAGCCGTTCCACTCTCGGCCCTTCCTGCGATGCTGAGACCAAATGACTGCGGGCTATAGCCCGATGCCGTGATAATCCTGTCCAGCAATTCAAGTGCTGTCTGCTGATGTTCCTGCGCGCGAATCTCAAACTGCTGTACTGTGAGCGGAGCTTCCTCTCCGGGAGGTCCCATGTTCGGTAGCCTGACAAACACTGTCCGATCTTCGTTAAACATAAACTTCCCGCTCTGGTCGTCCTTTTCAAGCCATTGTGAAGGAACGATAATCCTCCCGCGCGCGCGCCTGATGTCGTCAACCCAAAGACTGAACGTTTCATCGAGTGCGTCCATTAACGGCTCTTGACCTGCAAAGTCGGACATGCCAATTGGAGACCCTCTGAACAGCCTGTTTGGTATTCTGTTCGGGATGTACCTGACAAGCAGATCATCAATCCCTGTCGCTATCGCGTCCTGTAATTCCTCAGTGCTCTCGTGAGCCTCCAGCGGCCTCCGAATACCTAGTGCACTATCGGAACCTTCGTACAATGAATGCTCTATAAGTCCTGCCTCGTGGTATTCGATATGGCGCCACACCTTGCTTTGCGTCCGTTCAATTTCCCTGATAAATGACACCGATCGAAGGTCACCTGCGACTCCAAAGGTGGGAAAAGCCACGTCTGGTTGACAGATTGTGATTATCGGGACCTCGTACCACTCGCTATCCCAGTCAACTTTCAGATAGCAACCGCCTAACGCTGATGCGATCTCTGCTGCGGCTATCATAGTCGAAATAAACCCGGATCTCTCTATGATGTAATCAAGCCTGTCCTGCGCCTTCTGCGCTTTGCTCTTGCTCCCGTTTCCACTCGCTTCCGGGATCTCGATAGACGGTTCCTCGGAAAACAGAAGGTCGGCTGCAACGCCTGCTATGTCTCCAGCGATAGGAACGTGGAGCAACGGCCGGTTCTCGTCGTCATAGGTTTTCCCCCAAAACCGTCCTTTTGATGTAGTGGAGTAGCTGCAAATGTTCCGATAAAAATTAGCGAGCCTCTCAGTATCCCCTGAATACCAAGCTGCCCACTCCTGTATTTTCGCACGTTCGTTGTTCCACGCGTTGCTTGGAGGCCATGTCGAATTTTCATTTATTCTCATTTACATGCACCATCCCCTTTTGCGATTGTAGCATGCTTTAATTTGACTATCAACGTCATGAATCCATAGCCAAATTATAATACCGACCTATGCCGTTTATTGCATACCGCAAAGCATCAAGACTGTGATCATGTTCTTTGATCGGCTTGTCTTCGCCCCGTTCTTGTGCTTTCGGATCCCATGCATAGCTTGCGAATTCTTCTTGCAATCCTTTACAAGACTTGTGTATGAATAGCTTTTCAGCCGAAAGAAGCGATGATATTTTCCTGATGCCGTCCAATACTTCATTATTTGCAGCAGCGACCTTGAACAACGCAGGATATTTCCCCCTCAAGTTCCAAAGTGTCAATCGAAACGACTTCGCCGACGGATCTATAAATATCCATTCTGGTCTGCGGTCCCCGAGCCAAGACACAAAGTCCATCGCGTATTGCGCGTCCGTTTTACTTCGTGCTAAATCGGCACCTGCTTCATGCCGGTATTCACGCAATACATATAGCCTGTTGTCAGAACCAACACCAAGCAGAACAAAAGCCGTAGCGTTACTCGTGCCGTAGTCCACCCCGACCCAGTATTTTTTGATGCTCGGGATATCTGCTGTCACATGCCGTGCCGCATCAAACATGTCATATACGACACCTTCAGCAATGACCCACTGGCCGAGCACATATCGCTGAAACCATACGCCGGTATATTCAGTTTTGAGCGCTTCTACGAAGTCTTGATCAAGAAAAGGATTGTCGTCTAATTGGAAATGGAAATGTTTTAACCACCGGCCGTCAGTGGTATCTATAAATTGTTTTAACCAATGATGTGGCGATCCTGGGTTACACGTGCCGTCGAATTTTGCGCCCGGTTTGTCAAGCCGTGACTTGAGCATTTCAAAGAACGACTCCGGCCAAGTGGTAACTTCATCACCATATGCATACACAAGACCGATGCCTTGTATCTTGGTCACGGCTCGCTCGTCGTTTGCGCCTACCACGTAACATTTACGACCAAATATATCGACTAGTCCATCGCCGTAAACTTGTGAAACGCAATCAGGACCATAAAGCTCTCGAAGCGGATCAATGACATTGCGCTTTAGTGTACGCTCGGTCTTGCCTACGAGTAAAAAATTACCTTCGCCTTGTTCTATTGTGCGCGAAGGTAACAGAAAGAAGGATCCATATGTTTTCCCGCTTCTTACTGCGCCGGAAAGGATGTTCCAGCGGGCATGAGCATTATGAATTACTTTCGCTTGCTTGTAACTGAGCATCCGCTGCTTTTCTGATAGCATCCGCAAGCTCCTTTGCTTTGGTCTTCTGGTCTTCATCATCGTCGCTACGTTTTTTCAGTCCCCATCGTTCGGGGTAACGACGTTCTAGAAACCACGCCAGCGCCTGCCATTGCTTTTTGCCAGCTTCCAAGATACCTTTGACCGCTTCGGTTTCGGCGAAGGATCTTGACTCCTCCATTGCTTCGTAAAACTGTCTATAAAGCGATGACACACCTCGCTCGTAATCTTCTTCGCCTCTTTTAAGCCAAGTGTAAAAAGTACGTCTGCCGATGCCTATGGCGCCAGCTATCACGTAATCATAATTGCCATTATTCGCAAGTTCTTTCGCTCTTTCGATTACTTTTTTATTGAGCTTCACTCTGGCGATGTTGTAACATCCCCTTTTTTTAAGATGCGCCACCCGCGCAGATTATACAATCTTTTCTATTCTTATCATTTTACCATGCTTGACCATTGCATGCAAAAAGTTTGCATTCTTTTTTGCAATCATTACCGTCTCCGTCATTAACCATCGTATACAAGCCCTCTTTCTCGAAGCGTTGCTTCCACCTCTTCACGCACTTGCTTGTAAGCCATGAATGCTTCATAAGCCCTGTCTGTGCTCATTTCAATCGTCATAGGCCCCATGCCTATGTTTCGGAAGGTGGCATAAGCTTGAGCGATCTCGTAAATTGAAAAACCGCGGTCTTTGTTTAGCTTTGCGGTTACCAAAAGAGCAATGACTAGTTCTTCTGTGTAAAGCCCTATTCGCCCGCCGTCGTATGAATACGTGACAGGACCCGGAATGCACCTGCTCACTCGCCATCTAGGAATACTTTTTGTTTTCGGAATCCTAGGATCTATGTCCCGCGCAATGCTTAGAGCTTCTTTTAGCGTGTAATATTGCTTCTTCATGCTCATTTCCCCTCCTTCTATCCAATACCAATCCACCAGAGCTACTATAATCTTAACTTTATTTGTCCAATGTTTTTCTGTTATGGAGCAAGGCTTCAATCACTACCGAAACGATGGACCCATCCTCCAGCCATTCCCAGGGGGTCCTTATTATTCTCCATCCCAGCTTTGCCGCCTCGTTGTATTTTTCTAAATCCTTCAGAAAACCCAAAGCACGGTTGTGCCGGCCATATTGCCACACGCCGCCCTCAATCTCGACCGCAACATGCTCGCTCGGAAACGCCGCATCGAAACGCCATTTCCGCTTCGGGTGGAAGCGGTATTCGACGCCGTACATGCAGCCTGTCTGGTCGGAAATCTTCTGAAGGACCGACTTCAGAAGCGCTTGCCGCTCTTGTTTTTTTGGAAGTCTGGTCATTGGTCTGCATCCTCCAAATTCATTCACACCTTCATCCGGTTGTTCACAATATCATCGATCATCCTTTTCTGCTGCATGTCACACCACGTAGTCAGGTATGCAATACGACCGGTCTGCAGGAAGCTCAATATA